CAAGCACATGTATCGAGCATGTTTGGCCAAGTTCCAACAGAACAAGTATCTCAAAGATCGGCTGCTCGCGACCGGTAACAAGATCATTGTCGAAGCTGCGTGGTACGATATGGTTTGGGGTGTTGGTCTTCGTGAGGATGATCCGCTCATTCTGGATAAGGCAAATTGGACCGGGACCAACTGGCTTGGTAAAACGCTGATGCTGGTCCGTGAGCGTGTTGAATCGGCTGAAAATGATGAATGGGGCGTGGCATTAACTCGAGATTGGGAAGCACTGAACGCATGATTACCTACCAGGTTGGTGACGCGACAAATGTTGATCTGATGCCGAAGGGCAACAAGATCATCTGTCATATCTGCAATGATGCTGCCCGCTGGGGCTCCGGATTTGTTCTGTCATTGCGAAAGCGATGGCCGCGTGTTGAAACCGAATACCGTAATGTCGGCCCACAGGCTCTTGGCACAGTTCAGTATGTCGGTGTGGGGAATGAGTACCAGCCGGGGCTCAATGATACCACGATCGCCAACATGATCGCCCAGCACAATATCCAGTTTGCTACCCGTCCACCGATTCGTTATGTGGCGCTAGCGCAGTGCCTGCTTGACGTGCGCAGGGTTGCTCTTCTGCATACACATGCCGCTTCAATTCATATGCCGATGATCGGATCTGGATTAGCAGGCGGTAACTGGGAGATCATTGACGGTATGATCGAGGACGCATTTGAAGGTATTGACGTGACCGTCTACAAGTTCTTGGATACCAAGTCAGACTCGTATGTTAGCGACAGCGACATTGAGGCACGAAAATGAGCCAAGCAGGAATGCAGGACGAGGTGCTACAATCCACAGTTGATCTTCACGTTGGTAAGCGTATTGTCGCGGCGCGAGATTATAACGGGTCCGCTCCGATCCTGCGCCGCGGCGGGAGTTATACCGTTTCCAGAATAAGAAACGATACGCTTATCAATATTGAAGAAGACAATGGCCACAACGATTGGCACGTCAACTGGTTCTTGCGAGACCCGTTGCCGACGTTTTGCACAGGAAGTCTTAAGTGAAAACTAAACTTAAGGTGGGTGACATTGTTCATTACATCCCACCTGGACGCGGCCTCCAAGGCAAGTATCTGGCGTTCTACTTGGGGGCGGACTATACCGTCACCGCAGTGAAGTGGTTTGGCTCCAGAGTTAAATTGGAAGGCCCCTTCTGGGGCAGGTTCGTAGCAACAACGCTGTGGTGGAAGTCCTGTAGGTTTCGCTTGGTGTCCCGATCATTTGTTGTTGGACAACTTCGGGATCAAATGCGGCATGATGAACTTTATTGACATTCGCGCTCTGTTCCTTTATAAATAGACGGGTAGAAGACGTTTGTATGCGGGCTTAATAGGCTTGGAACACCCGGGGGCAGTACCCGGCGCCTCCACCACAGGCAGTTAAGAAGCATGGCTCCACTGGAGTGGAGATAGCTGGCAATCCGGTTAGCTTGAATTGACTGTCTCTGATGGGGGCGAACTAGGATCGACTCTTAGCATTAAACTCTCGCAGAGTTAGCTACAAAAAACTAAATGACAACGATAACTTCGTTCGTCAGGATTTCGCCCTAGCGGCGTAACTCCTATGAGCCTTCCGGGCAGGCTTGGAAACAGAAGAATGGCTTGCCATTCAGCCCGGAACCCTTTCTTTCATCATTGAGGCTTTGACCTTGTCCTACGATCCCAAAGATCCTGAGCAACTTTATGTGCTCAGGTGGTCCAACACCGGTAGAATTCATACTGGTTCCTGTAGTAGTTCCCTTCCCAAGCTCTACAAGCTCGGTCCCGCCAAAAGTGCATGGCGAGCGGCAACCGGCAATTATTGTAGTCGAACGAACCCCACCAACTTATTTAATGACCTAGAAATCGTTCCTGCCTCTCTTACCATTACCGGAGACCCTGTCGAATGGACGAAGTAAGACCCCTCGAGATTAGCCACACTCGCCACACAATCAAAGGCGACAAGACCTGGACGACTCCAGTGCGCTATCGCCCCCGCAAGATTCGCAACAAGTTCACTGGCAAAGCCGCCGAAGAATTTGAAAAGAGAAACCCCGAAACAGACCTAATAAGGAGAAAAAATGTCTGATTGGATGCCACTCGTCGCACTAACTCTAATGATGGGACCGGGACTATACGTCCTCGTTACCGGAATTGATCAACGTGATTGTCTGAAGCGCAAATTTAAGAAGAGGTATGGCGGCAATGGCCTTCGTGTATACAACGGGTAATTTTAAGGTAGGCGACTACGTCGAAGCTGTTTCTAGCATTCGATGGGCGTCCGGACATTTTGAAAAGGGCTCAACCTTTAAGGTTTTGGCTCTCCCTGAAGCCAACTACGTGCTGGCGGTAGAATGTGAATTACCCACAGCGTCACTAACGGCGTTTGGATTTGATACTAGGTGGCCGTACCAAGAACCGCCTATTAAAATTCTTGTACGGCGCACAACGTTACGCAAGGTTCGCGTCTGATGGCATTTAATATTAATGATTTCATTCTGATTTCTCAAACTCCATCCGCTACACCGGCAGGAAGTCTTACAACGAACCGCATTGTTACTCCTGACTGGTGTGTAGGTTCCTTGGCGCGCAAGCGTTATACCATGGCAGATATTTCAACCCTGCTCGATCTCCATCAGCCCCGCCAGAACGATGATCTTTGGTATTTGCCAATTAGGCGCCAGGGCAACTGATTATTTCACTTTAAGGGTATATTATGAAGCTTTTGATTTGCGCATTACTATGCGCTCTTTCCACATCCGCGTTTGCTGATTGTATTCCGTCCAGAACCACCGATCATGCCAGCCTGCGACTCGCGCCGAAAGAGGTTGTCATCACGTTCGATGACGGCCCGAGTAGCAAGCTAACACCACGACTTCTGGATACCCTCTCGCAATACTGTGTCAAAGCCACGTTCTTCCTCGTAGGAGAAATGGTAGAGCGCGGTAATGCTTCCATTGTTAGGCGGGAGATTGCCGAAGGACATTCCATCGGCAACCATACCTATTCCCACAAGATCTTAACCCGCACGTCGTATGACATTGCGGTCTACCAGATCCTTCACGCTGAAGCGATCATCACGGCGGCTGCAGGACACAGGCCGCGCATGTTTAGATTTCCGGGGCTAGCTACAACAAAACCTGTCGCTACCTTCTTGCACAATCATGGGTATTCAATTTATAATGTCGATGTTGATTCGGATGATTGGAAGGGCGGGACTGTTGGACAGATCCTAGCCCGAACCCTGGACCGGCTTCATAGAGCTGGTAAAGGTATCATACTCTTCCACGACATTCACGCAAAAACCATCGCACTGATGCCAGCCTTCTTGGCAACGCTAAAGAGGGAAGGTTATACAGTTGTTCACGTCACGTAAGGAATTGATTTGCTTAAGGTTGTTAAACACGCAAAGGAAGAGTTCTCCAAAGAAGTCGAACTGTTCGCTGGCAAAGCTAAGTGCTCCTACCTTGATGCTCTGCAAGAAATAGCATTGCTCCGCGGCTTGGAACTGGAAGTAGTTCCAAAGCTCATTACCGCTCGACTCAAGGACTTCCTGGAATCAGAAGCAGAAGATCTTAATCTTCTCGTCACCAAAAAACAGCGTCTACCCGGAGTGTAAATGTTTTTCGCTATTCGCCATAAAGCCAGTGGAGGCTACCTACCTTGTACCGATGAGTATGGCCACTATCGCAAGCGTGGCTTTACCCATCTCGAGCCTAGTGCAGTGGATCAGCCGCGGATGTTCAAAAGTCAAGCAACAGCTGAACGAGCATTAAGGGCTTGGGTAGCTGGCAAGTGGAATCGCGGTGAGAAGGCTCAGCCGCAGGCAGCGCCATTCTCATTTTCGTCATCGGCTCTAACTCTTCGGCCACCAAAAACCACTGGTGTCTATGTTGAACGGGTGGCTGGGAGATACCTGATCGACTTTGAAGTTGTTCAGCTGGAGATCAATCCGCAGAGAATATGATTGACATCCAGCGCACCAAAGAAATCCATCTTGCCATCTGTGCACACTTCACCCGCAAATATGACTTCTTCCGTTACAATGGTAAGCTGGGTGGCCGCACGGAACTAAAGCCCGGCGAGTTCGCTTACAGGCAATTGGCGGCGCGCCTGCTCTCCGAAGAAAAGGTCATCGAGTTCTGTGTGGCCAATGTTGTCAATCAATACATCACAGACAATAAGATCAGTAGCTACGTTGGAAGTGTAGCACGAAAAGAAAACTTTTTGATCTGGAAAGATTGGCAAAAGCGAACTAATAGTTTACTATACACACTTAAGAGCGAGTTGAAAGAAGATCTTCCTGACCTTATCAGGATTGACGGATGCCATCCCCCAATCTTCAACCGGTATTTGCAGAAGAAAATCTCAGCAGAGACGATCTGCTGCCTGCACATAGCAATACCTAAACTCCTTCCATATTGGGAACAGAAGACAGAGGATCCCGTGCTGTTGCCCGGGTTCTGTCATTTCATCAACCGCTACAGTCCATTTTTAAAGGTGGATAAAGCAAAACTAAAACAGACATTAGGAGACCTATGACTATCCGCAGTAAATTCAAGCTCTGCAAGGTTGGATCGTATTACGAAGATTCAAAGTTCGGCTACACGGTTGACAACATCGTTTATGACCCGACCAAGAATGAAGTTGCTATCGCATTCATTCAGACCAACGCAGCAACCAATGAACAAAAGAAGTTTGTCGAGACCGTTACACTGACGACGATCAACCAGACGATCACAACGGTGGCCGATGATCCGAAGCCAGAGGCTCCGAAGCCACAGCCACGCAGAACGCCACGTCCGCCAGTTAAGGCAGAAGAAGTTGTTGCACCAGTCGCAGTTGCCGCTGAACCAGCCGCAAATAATTCGGTGGTAGTGCAAGCGAACACGACCCCTATCGTATAAATAGATTATCGTTATGAACTAAGCGTAAACAGAAAACATCAGATAACATTATGAAGCGGTGGATGATCAGAGAAATGAACAGAAAAGAAAATGACTACACTAGCAGACCTCAAAAGAAACCAAAAAAATAACCTCGAAAAGCTAATTGCTGAATCCGAAAAGTACAGCAAGAACGGCAAGAAAGATTATCCCAAGGATCCCCGATTTTGGACCCCGACAGTTGATGAAGCTGGCAACGGTTCAGCCGTGCTGCGTTTCCTTCCGGCACCGGAAGGCGAGGACGTTCCGTGGGCACGATACTTTGATCACTTCTTCAAAGGACCAACCGGCAAGGTATACCGTGAGAAGTCACTGATGTCCCTTAAGCTTCCCGACCCCGTTGCTGAATTCAACAAGGGACTCTGGGATGCAAAGACCGAAGCGTCTATTGCACAGGCACGTAAGCAAAAGCGCCGTGAGCACTTCATCTCCAACGTCGAGATCATCAATGATCCTGCAGTCCCGGAGAACAACGGCCAGATCTTCCTATACCGCTTCGGTAAGAAGATCTATGAGAATAAGATCAAGGCCTTGATGTACCCGGATGAAACAGACCCGGACGAGATCGCGATCAACCCATATGATCTGCTTGAAGGTTGCAACTTCAAGCTGAAGATCAAGAAGGTAGCTGACTTCAGAAACTACGATGAGTCGTCGTTCTCTAAGCAGAGCGCCCACGTTAAGTCGGAGGAAGACCTCCAACGTGTGCTTAAGGGTGTTCACTCTCTTAAAGAGTGGAAGGAAGCAGCGAACTACAAGTCCTATGATGAACTGAAGCGTCGGTTCGAAGAGGTCATGGCCGAAGGCGATGCTCCGGCTAAGAGCATTGAGCAAATCGAGAAGGACATGGAGGCTGTTAGCAGAGTGGTCGCACGCAAGACGACCGCGGCAACGACATCAGTGACGGACTCGGTTGACGTTGAGAATATCGACCTTGAATCCCTTCTAGGCGATGATATTTGAAAAGTTAAGTAGACCGCTTAACGCAAAGGAGGGGAGCAGACGTTCCCCTCCTTTTTACCATGGAACCCCAATGACATTTCAAACCGGGAGCCTGGCTCCCCGCCCTAGCGCATTTGACGCTGGCCTGTTCTACTGCCCATACGTCCCCTTGGCCTTCGCCAACACGGTACCGGTTGAAGAGTACCCAGCGGTCCACCACGACCCCATCCTGATTTCATTTATTCGCCACTTACACCCCAACAACACTACAGCACATGATCTGGTAGGTGTCCAGCCGATGACAGCACCGGCCGGCGAGATATTTTCGCTGCGATACAGCTATACGGAACCAGAACCCACCCCGGACTGGTGCGTAGGATCATTGAAATGAATAGACCTTGGTTGACCGGCAGTCTGAAGGAGAGGACGGTTAATCCCGTCGAAATCCAACAACGGGTGAGGTCATGTCTTACGCCGTTCTTATTTGAGCCCAACGACGACATCACGCGAAGAAGGGTGGCCAGGGTGATCGAAGAAAGCCTGCGCACGACTGTGATAGATTACAGAGTCGTATGTGATTCAACCAATAACCAGCCCGACACCCGTGATTTGCAAGTGGATCTGTCGCTGTCAGAGACGGGAGTTCAATAGCACGCAAAGAGATCGTCGTTGATCCTGACAGCTCGCAGCGTAACAATCCGTCGATCAAAGGCCACCGCCAACTGGACAAACTGATCGGGCTGGGCATTGTCCAATGAACCATAGACCTCAACATGGGAAACGAAGGTAGCACGCCTGTCCTCTTCGGAGATGTACTCAAGATTGAATGGCTCGGTGGATCGGCCGGCAGCTTCCCGTTCCTGGATCTGCTCATTGGTGAATGAGGACATACGCTTCAAGATAGTCAGTTTCATTGCTTCCTCTATCGGCTATAGTTGGCTTTTGGCCGTCGGCACTTGGCAAGCCATGGCGCGCCTTTGCCATCGGTCAGGTTGAATATGCCTTGTGGATTCTTAAAGACAATCCCTTCATCT